ACACCAAAGACCCCAAATTTCATAAATCTTACCCCCCCCACAGCGTCAGAACGGGCCGTTCTGAGGTCGTGGAGGGCATTTTTACGGTAGCGTAAAGAGTGTCAAGGAATCATTGACAACTGAGGGCGATTAGTCAGGCAGGCTAAGAGCCCTTGCCCATGTTGTGCTCTCGATCATGGCAGTGATGACACAGAGACATCAGGTTGTCCCAGTTGTAGGTCAACTTCGGATGTGTGTGCCTGGGCAACAGGTGATGCACAACATCAGCCATGAGCCCACAGCGCTCGCAGTAGGGGCGCTGCATGAGGTACCCCCTGCGGAGGCGTGACCATCGGTAGCCTAGATGTGTGCCCTCTGCGGCCTGCCTGCGTGCACGCTCTGCATCGCGTTGACGCTTGACCTCCACATCGGCTGTGGGGTTGTGCGCGAAGGTGGGGATCACTGGCCTTGGCTGAGGCTCATTCCCCATCAGGCTCTATCTCTAGTGCGGTGAGCACCCCATTCATGCGCTGCAGGCAGGCGATGAAGTAGGCATCGACTAAGTCATTCACTGGAGACTTAGAACCTCGATCGCGTTTGCGCCCAAACAAGGAGTTGAGGTTCACCCCAGTGCGCTCCTCGAAGGCCAGTGCCATGTAGTCCTTGTCCGCATTCCCCACCCCAGTGCCAAACCGCTTGACCTTTGAAGGCGCGTGAATGTCGTAGGGGATCGCGTTCTCGTACAGCACATACTTCAGCAAGCCCGTGTTCTCAGCGATGTCAAACAGCGCTCGACCGCGAGCGCCGAACGCATAGCCCTCGATGCCCACTGAGGTCACTTTGCACATCTGCAAGATAGAGAGAGCCCAGTGAGCAATCGTTTGGAACCTCATTGTCTGTGATGCCCAATCGGCTATGCAGGTGCCGTGAATGTTCGGGGTCTCGACCACATGGCCTTTGGTCGAGGTCAAGTAGTAGAACTGGCATTCACTGAACGGACGAAACACACTAAGGAGGGTGCTCTCAGTGTGCATCACGCAGATGGCTGGGCAGCGAATGGAGTAATCAATTCCCGCGACGGTGACGGTGGTGGGATCAATCACGGTTAGTCTCTCTCCTTGCCTGGAGTCTGAGGTTGGCTCTCATATCCTCCATCCGCTCTGTGTCTGAGCGCTTCGCAAGTCTCGTCATCTCAGCCTGCCATCCCATCTGAAACCACACAGGCTGGCTGAAGAACCAATCATCTACCCAATCAAAGATGTCTGGTGATCGGCTGTGCGTCGTGCAGGCCATGATGGCGTAGTGCAGATCATTGGCCGACCGCCAGTAGTCCGTCTTCTCTCTGAACTGCTCTGCCTTCTCTTCTGTGGTGGGCTTGGTCATGCTTCATCCATCCATTTATCGAAGCAAATAGGACACCGTTTGCAGGCTTCCCAACACTTCGTAAGGTTGTCCTCGTTCGGGCAGTCATCACAGATGCGGACGGTCCGGCCGCAATTGCAGGTGTGCTTCGTGACCTTGTCATTGGGGATATCCCCGTGGTCAAAAGCCTTCATATCGTGCCATCCTTTGTAGGTGGTGCTTGATGCGAATAGCGCTCGATCGCGCCGACCAGCTCCCCGCGCAGGTTGGGTCTTGCGCGTCTGGCCACAATGTCGCTGACCGCCAGTAGGTGCGACTTGCGCCAACGGGAGCGGTCTGGTGGTGGGTAGATCCACCCTGCAGAGTGGAGGAGATCGAGCGCATTGCTGACCTCTGTAGGATCAGCCTGATCTACCTCTCTCCTGATCTGATCCCATTCAGCGTTGACCTCGCGGGTCTCGTCCTGAAGGGACTGCGCTCGCTTGAGAATGGAGGTGATGCGGTTGCCGCTTTCGGCGTTCGCCTGCTCGTCGACAGTGATCTTCGTGTAGTACTCGAAGAACTTCGCCGCGATGAAGCGTCCTCTAACGCCACCATAGTCAAGCGCGTAGTTGTCGAGCGCAGTCAAACATTTCTCGCTCTTGAGTCCAGCAATGCGGACTTTCGCCAGAGAGAAGATGTCTTCATCCATCTCTCCTCTAAACAACCTGCGCGTCTTCGCAACGAAGTCTGCTAGTTCCGCTGAGGTCATGAGACCACCTCCCTGTGAGCGATCGCAAGAAGAGAGAGAGGAGATTCATTCGTCGTAAGGAGAGAAACAGAACGGAAATTGATGAGCCGAACCGATAGGGGGATTCTAAAGGGGGTTATCCCCATTCTGTCAAGGGGGTAAATTGGGGAATTACGAATAAAGGTGAAATGGATATTCATGGATTGCCTTCCTGCTCATCCAAGAGGGCTACCACCACGAGTTTGTTTCCTCGCTTTTCAGTCATGCAGCGAGTCGTGATGCCAAATGCTTGGTTGGCTTCAATGGCACTTGCGATTGTTGGTTCAAGCACAGCAAGGGTCTGTTGTCCCTCCTGCTCGATCTTCCAGACCGACTTGCCAGAAGCGTTTGTGACTACTGAAATCACAGCCTTATCGCTGATCTCTGTCTCCTGGTGATCGTTCTTCACGGGCTCAACCTTGAGAGGTGAGGGTGTCGCTGTGAGCTGCTTCTGTTCGGGTGCAGGTTCCGATGCCTGAGCCATCTCTTCGGGGGAGTAGAGACCGCTGAGCTCAGCAGCGAAAGACTTGCGCAGGGCCAACGCTTCGGCGCACTTGGACAGCATCAATGCAGGCATCTTTGCCCACATCGCGTTTGGGGTGCCATCCTTCTTGGACTGGCAGTACTCGCGCCAGATTGCGATGGCGTAACAGGGCTCGCGGAAGCCCTTGCGGTAAATTCCAATCCTGCAAGCATTAGGAGGATCGGTAGACAGCCAGACATCCTTCCAAACTCCATTAGGACCGCACCACTGGGGCAGGGTCTGCCCCTCGTATTCCCCTGAGCGTTGAGCGATCAGGCGAAAGCCATCGATGCTGACTTGAGTCTGCATCACATCGCGGTTCGATCGAGCATCGAAACGCTTGACGGCGAAAATCTGCCTGGCGAATGGGTCGAGGCCAGTGCGATTGCAGATCGAGAGGAACATCTCGATTTCGTCCCGCGATGAGTCCTTGCAGAAAGTCCGTGCAATCAAGTCATACTTATCTTGGCTCTGTTTGGTTGTTGCGAGTTCACTCATTGTCACCCCCCAACAGGGCAACAAGGGCGAACGGCGAAGCAGCAAAAGCCAGCTGCACAAGTCCTGCGATCAGGTCGAGTATCATTGCGTCTCTCCATTCAATTTTTGGCGCGAAACCCGTGGGGTCTTTTGCGCATTTGGATTTAGATTGAGATCCTCAGCCAGTTTTTCCGCCGCCCATCGAGCAGGCCAATACTCGCTGCGCTGCTTGCCCGCATCAGTCTGGGCAGAGCTCGATATCACGCACCACTCGCGACCGATCTCACGCATGCCCCGTGCTCGCAGGCTGATCATTTTTGGCTCGTAGCCCATGATCGCGCAGATGCGGCACACCGCGATCCTGCGGTTCCTGTTCCACTTCCCCCCTGGCATCCCTGACTCCATCACGATCCATGTAGTTCTCTCTGACATGTTGTCTCCATTTCTGCCCTTTAGGCCTTCGCATCATCGGCTACATGTTGCGGGAAAGGTCACATGTCGCAGCAATTTCTAGAATATCGCACAAATCATCGATATTGACTCAGAAACGCCACTACCCCTTGTGGATATCTTGTGGATAAGCACCGTTCAAGCGCTTTCGGCGCTCCGCGCAGTTGCACTTGTCGGGTTTGACCGCTTTGACAATTTGACGCACCACTGGAAGGCCAAGCGCGGTGTGAATCACATCACCAAGCCCCCTAGGCAACCCTTCGTAGTGGTCACATTGCCTGCAAACGCCCGCAGAGGGCCGCTCACCGTATTCCTGCACCGCCACAGGCCGAACACACCGTTCGGATACCCAAGCTTTACAGGGCGGTCTAGAAGGCTTAGACATATCAGGAATCAGGTGTAGTAGCAGGGAGTGACACCAAGGTGCATTGTGGTGTTGATGCAACCCGTGGTATTCGCTGACATCGATTGGCATTTGGCCTCAAACGGGGACAGCGAACCTTTGAACCCTTTACCAGGGACAATCGGGATAAGCCCTAAGGGTGTGCCTGGGATGCCATCGGTGCAATCGATTGGAGCGGGATCCTGCAAGGAATACTCCTGAGTAAACATCACCGCAAAAGAACCGTTTGTGCCGCCTCTGTAGTTTTTCAGAAGCTCTGAGTAACACGGGTTAGGCAAAGTGAAGGTGTTATCGCATATAACAGGGTCAGTGTTTTCCTGAGAAACCATCGCGTAATCGGTGTAAAGCAAATTGTCTAACGCAGTACAGGTTGAAGTCCATTCCAACACTGCACCCATAAGACGAAGACCCACTGCAGCAGGAATGCAAACTCCTGGGGCTTGCCAATTGTGCTCATCGATTTCGATGCTGTCAAGAATTTGGGTGTCGCACAATTGGACTTGGTGAGTCATTACAGCTGGTCCAGACATAGCCGAGCAAGGTATTCCACCCCCACACTGGATTTGCAGGCACCCCTCTACATCTTTATTAAATGTAACGGTCTTGGAAAAATCAGAACAAGTGCCGCAATTGCTCAATGGCGCAATAATGTCGATGTAGCCATAGACATTAAATGTGCCAAGGCCTTGGTAGTAACAACCGCAAGATGTTGAGCCTCCAGTGGGCAATTTTGTGACAACCATTGTGCCCATTCTCCGTACCGTAAGCGAGATGTGGTAGTCGTAATTGTTGTGATGGAACGAGCACTGCGGGGTGCTGCACCAATTGTGAAGGATTTCCTTTTCAAAGGTAGCAATCACCGCATTTGGGTTGCTTGGTGTTTGCCAATAGGCCAAATACGAACTGGCTGACGCTGAACTACAAAAGCAAGCAGGACAGCCACAATCTGCAGCAGGCACTGGGTAGCAACACCAGAACGCCCAGTTGCTCAAGTGTCTTTTTCCTTCCGCTTGAACACCTTGGGCTGTGGAACCATTACGCCTGCAGCGCCAGTCAGCGCGGCGAATATAAGCCCACCGTAGGGAATGCCGTCGGTGCCTGTCTGCGCGAGCGTGAGCCCAACGCTGACCCACTGGTTGAGCAGAGCGTACCGAGCGTTCGCATCGTCCATTGCAACCTGGAACTGCTTGGTGTTGCTGGTCACAAACTGGCTCCAATCTTCAAACACTGCATCGGCTTGGTCGAGCGTGAGTGAGCCCTCCGGGAGATCCACTGCCACCATCACATCGGCCGGCGCGTTGACCTTAACCCATGAACGCAGGTTGCACCCCTGGATCATTGCAAGGGCAACGATTGAAAGCAGAAGAGAGCAGAATATGTACTTAGATCTTGTGTTCAATTTCATTGACGCGCCTTCCTAAGTCTTTAATGTCCGTCTCGATGTCGTTCATCTTGCTGTTGTTCGATTGCAGCAAGATTCTGATCTCAGCGATTGCTATGTGGATCGCGTTGAGGTGCTGGGATGTGCTCCAACCGATCCACACGAGCGTGCAGATGATTCCCAGTGCGGTCGATGCAAGGGGTAGATCGATCATGCGAGTCAGTTCTGCACAAAGGCACCAACGACCCCAGTGGCAGCAATCGACTTGAAATAGAGGTTTGCAGGGTCGTCGTTCATGATGTAAACCCCAGCAACTAACAGGGTTTCAAGCGTGTTGTTTGTTGTGGTTGTCATTGTGTGATTAGCAGCAAGAGAAATAGTGATTCGCTTTTCTCCCATTGATGTCGCTGTAAGTTGGGCAAATGCTCCCGATGTGGTAGCAAGATTTGTAATGGCTTTAACTGACATGGCTGGCTCCTTGGTTGGGTTGATTGTCTGAAGTTAGTTTGCTTATGTCCACTCAGAATCGGCAAGGTTAGTCTCACCAGTCCAGAGCTTCTTTACTCTGATCCATGAACCTGATTTAACTGCGCAAGTTCCTGTGGGCGCTGCTGAAAATGTCAGCGTTGGCACGAAGTTAGTAGCATCAACCACAGTGATCCTGCCCGTGAAATTGATCATGACAAGGGTTGAGGTCGTGCTGCTGTTGATTGGGCCTCCAGCGGATGACGCAAAACAGGTCATATCCTGTGCCCTATTTACGGTGCCGTAAGCAGTAGTGCCCGACGAAAGCGCGGTGAAATGGCAGATACCATTACCAAACTCCGTGAAGGCGATCGCTGTGGTGTGGGCCGTAGTTCCCGAACCTATGACATACGAGCCCTCAAATAAATAGACCGAGTCAGCTTCGAGCGCAATAGTGTCATCTGGCGTGGCAAACACATTCTGGACGGTGTTAGCTGAAGAAAGTGACCTGTCTGCATATGTGGTGCTGTAGTAGTAGGTCTTGACATATTCGCTTATGAGCACTTGTGCCCACAATGCTCCTGAATATCGCAGGAACGATCCAGTTGCAGGGGTTCCACTTTGAACGCTTTTACCCCTGATTCCAACTACCGTGTTTGCTCCGCTTGCACCCGTGCAATCACCCACTAGCTCAACTGCTCCAATTGTGACATCGCCAACAGTGAGCACGACATTCTCTTTTTGAATCACTTGAAGCGCAAGCACATTTGGCGCGGTCACAGACAGCGCCACAATGCTTGGAGGTGTGATTGTGATGTCACTCATACTGTGGCTTCTGGGTTCTGCGTGAAGGTGCCTGAGAGGTAAGTAGTGATCACGCCGCCCACACTAAGTTGGAAGTCGTAAAGATAGATCGTCCCTGCCGCGAGTCCTGCCGACGCTGCAGCGCTAACGGTCACTGTGAAAGTGGTATTGGGCGCTGTGTACGAGGAGGTGATCCCGCTTGCACCAGTCAGAGACAGTGATGGTGATGCACCAAATGCTGTCACTAGGTCCATCCTTGGCGTTGCCGCAGTGAGGTTTCCCGCCAATTGAAAGGAAAGATTGAAGGTGTCGCCCTGATGGCTTGTGATGTCGTAGTTGGCTGGCATTAGATTTCCTTATGGGCAAGGGCCGTCAAGCGCTTGCGTGTTCACGATGATGTACACCTGCTTACCATCGAGCGTAGTCGTTGACATCGCAATCACAAATGTTTCACTGGGGATTTTAACTGGCACAATGCCAACTGGAAGATTGGCCAAAGTCACTCCGTAGGAGCAGGTTGCAGATCCAATGTCATTCGACATCTCCGACATCGAGAGGCCGTTGTAGGTGTCGAGCTCCGTCAGGATGGCTTCAGGGTCGTAACTTGGAGTATCGCCCAATCGAGCAGGCTGAAGCTTGTAAAGCCAGCGGTACGACGAACCACTGATAGCAGTTGAGGACACCACATACATCAGCCTAAACGGGTTAGGTTTCGGCGGTTGTGGTCTGCAGAAATTTGCGATGTCTGCGGGCCGATTGTTGGCGATATTCTTTTTGTCCATTAGAAGGTGCTCCAGTATCCCTTGAGGGTCGTGTATTCAAGAGATGGTGCTCCGCCAGTGTCGCCAAACCAAATCGCGGAGAACGCAGTTGGTTCGTGCTTTTGGCGCTTCCACTTTACTTCGGTGGCATTGGAGCCCGTCATAGCAACTGTTCCATCGTTGTTATATGTGGGCACCTGCTCATGGCGAAAGTATGAATCAGCCAGCAGCTCAAAGATGACCTCGTAGTAGTTGCCACCAAGATGGATCATCGATGCACCATCACAGATCAGCATCCCTGCGGTGTACCCAAAGAAGGTGTCTGAGTTCTTGGTGTTGATGATGCCAGTGATTGTGCTGTTGATGGTTCCGACACCGTCAACAATTGCATCACGAATTAGGCGGACGCGAATGCGAACCTGTGGAACGGTTGTTGTCGCAAAGATGCCAAACAGAGCTACAGGGTCACCACCAATGTCTGTAGCAGACACATCGGTAGTTGCAGATGGGGCAGTCGAGACATTGTGTCGGTAGCGGGTCATCGTGCGGAGCGAGGACTGCAGTTCAATTGACGCAGGAAGCAACTGCTTCGTTGCTTCTCCTGGCACATTGTTGTAGTACGAGGTCCAATGGATCACGCACTTAACTTTGTCGCGAGGCTCAATCGAAAACTCAATGGTCCTGCATCGATGCTTGTTCGTTGTGTAGTTGTAGGAGCCTGCCCAATCAGCTCCGTAGGTAGTGCCGATTGTGGGAATCACACCTGCTGTTTGCATAGTTGCGTAGTCAGCACCGTTGAAATCAATAAGAACCTCTGCTCCAGTTGTGCTGTTGATCTTCTGGATGGTGTAGGACTCGATGATTTCTGAAGGGCTTCCGTAGTCACCAAACGCAGATGTTTGGTTGCTCTTCCATCGGCGGTAGGTGTTGCCACCTGTTGAGGCGGTGTAGTAGGCAGCGTTACTCATTGAAGCGCTCGCTTAGTGTTTGTAACCATGCTTTGCTCGCGTAGATCAACGATGGTTTTGACCACTGAATATCTGCCGCCTGTGACCATGTCCGCGATCCCCTCGACTGCCCCCATGAATCCACCTGCAACAGTGTTAGCCGCCTGAACAGCGGCACCAATGACATCCTCAGATCCACGCTCTAGCATGGCTCCCACGCGCTCGAATGAACTCCTGCCCCCTCCAGCGGGTTGGATTGCTTCAAGCGCTTTGCGGAACCCTCCTGGGCTTTCTGATGCCCCTGCATAGCGTGCGCTCATCTTCTGGCTGAAGGCATCTTGCCGACCCGCGAATTGGGCCTGCATCCCCTCACTAAACCTGTCAGCCTTGGCGACTCCTCCCATGAACATCCCTGCAGCAATTCCGAGTGAGGCGCCAACTCCGCTTTCTGATGCTGCATCAATTGCGTTGAGCCTACCGCCCAAGCCAGGACGAGCAGCACGAAGCAACCTAGTCCGTTGAGCGTTACGCCTGTTGATGCCCGCGTTCATTTCATCAACCCCCGCGTAGAAATTAGACATCGTCTCGCTGCTTGGTCCACCCGTGTTTTTGAAGGTGACACCGTGCCCCTTCCCGTAGCGTCGGGAGCCTGTGCGCGGTCCTGCTTCAAAGAAACGAGAAGCACCTGCCCTCAACATTTCGCGCTGCTGTTGCTGCTGTTGGCGAAGCGCTTGAAAGCCTGCAGCGCCACTGGTGCCCATAGCAGCACCGAATCCCTGCGCGAGTGCTGCTGATGCGCCCATCGCGTGCGGGTTAACGCCGCCGCCACCAATGAGCCCACCCGCGCCCGAAGGGAACCCGCGAGAGCCTGCGCTCCCACCACGAATGCCCTTCAGTCGCGTGTTGACATCACGGACACCCTTGGCGACTCCAGAGGTATCGAGGACTGCAGGGATGACGAGCGGTGATACTTTTTTGGCCATTATAGTTTCTCTGGATTGTTCATCTCAATTTGCACTGCTCGCGAGATGTAATCAGGCAGTGTTGCCCATGCTGGTCGAACAGATCGCGTCAGGAAATCTGTCCTGAAGATTCTGATACCACCGACTGAGTACACACCCTTGCGCCAACCCTTTCCCGTCTTGTTGGTTGGCCTTCCCTTGGGGTAAGGAGTCCACCCTGTTTCGTACCATCGGCCAAGATGCGCAATGAAGAAATTGCGCGTGCCCCATGACTTGCCACCCGCGATACCAACACCAACCCACAGACCTCTGCCCCGCTTCAATCTCACCACTTTGTGCACAATCGATTTGCGCAGTGACGCGCTGTCAAAGTTGGTGGTTGCGAGATTGGATCTAACCAGACCCTTTGCCTCAACGGCCCACAGGTTCATGCCTTTGCGTGCACCCTTGAGGATGACCTTTGCAGCAAGCCTACTGAGCTCTGCTTGCAGTTTGTAGATTGATCCTTGATCTACCTTCCACGAGACGGGCATGAATGTCATCCAGATCTAGTTCATCGGACTTCGTTTGAAGTGCAAAGAGAACACATTGCTGGTCAAGCGGAAGTGCGGTGATATCCCTGACAGCGAGTAGCACTCGTAGCGCTGTAGGGTCAATGTTTGCCTTCACCGTAGAGGTCCTGAATGTGCTCCGCGATTTCGTTGACAAGCGAGACATCACAAGTGAGCACCTCCTCAAGAGAAGAGAAGACAGGCAGTGTTGATTGGTGGAGGTGTTGCCAGACCAGCCACGCGCTGAAATGGTCTGGGCACTTCTTTGAGAACTCGATGGCCGCGATGAAATCGAGAACGCTAGGCCTTCGCAGGCAAAGTGAAATCCCGCGCACATCCACGATGTGGTCTTTCAGCAGGAACATTGACCGCACATCAACTGGTGCCTTCTTTACGCTCATGGTTCAGAAGTTCCCTTAGTGGCCACATCACCATCCATTGTGATTGCACCATCAGCCACCAATGTGAACGATGCGCGTGAGACATCACCAGACACAATCGAAGCGTCAAACCCCGTGACATATGCACTGCCAGTGATTGTGTCGCCTGTTGTCAGCAATATGCTGAACGCCCTAACGACTTCACCATTGACGAGATTGGTAATCAGCACCACATGGTCAGTCATGCTGATGAATACATCGAGCGTGATTGCAGTGGACATCACGCCTGGCAATGAGTAGGAGTTCCAGCTGCCTAGATAGGTGACATCGATGACTGGTCGCTGAGATGAGATTGCGCATGATCCCACTGCCGCAAATGTGACTGAGTTGTATGTGAAGGATGCAACTGATGAGGTAGAAGCCATGGCTGAAGCCCTTATGCTTGGTAGTAAATTTGAGCGGTCGTGGTGCAGATGAACGGGTTGGTTTCTTCACCATCGCCGCTTGTTGGTTCGTCAAGAATGCTGGCGACTTGCGCAACCCCTTGAAACACGATCGAGTCGAATGTTCCAGTGGCGACAGCAGTCACGACATCCGCAGAGATCGAGACCGCTTCGAGCGCAGAGACCAAAGAATAGACCTTGATGGTGAGCGTGCACTTGCGGAGCGGGTTGGAGCCCAGAGAGAGATCTTCGATGCTGTCCACTAGATAGGTCAGGCAAGGGAATGTCGCTGAGGTTTGGTTGCGCTGACCGTAGGTGATGTCAGCATCCGCGACGGTAGTCATCGTCTGGAGCATCACCTTCACTGCTGTGTAGATGCTCACTTGATGATTTCCTCAACGGTGAACACCAATTCGCGGTTCTTCATGTGGCTATTCGTGATGCCCGTGATGTTTCCCGTGATTGTGTTCACGCCGTCGGTGAGCACCACATAGCAGCGCGAGCTCAGCGCGGCGAGCGTTGATGTCCACCGAGTCTTGACCTCGTATGAGCGGCTCTCTGCTGCTCCTCCTGCATAGTCCTGCTCAGCGGCTCCACTGTCATAGACCGCACATCGAAACGATGTGATGACCGTCTCAGCGTTCGTGCGCTTGCCGAGCGTGTCCACAGCGTCCCTGCGGCGTACAGAGCAGTCCCACTTCATGGTGCCTGCACCAATCATGTGAGCGATCCTCGAACCTTGAGAGTGTCCAGGATGAACTTGGCGCTCATCGGCACCTCCTGCAGAGTGATCGGGCTGAGGGCCTCTGGGTTGTTGTACCAAGCACCGACAAACGCAATGATTGCGTGCTGTAAATCTGCGGGAAGGTCTGCATGACCAGCGGTGTAGTTCACCAAGATCTGCGTGTTGTCATAGATCGAGGGGAACCCACTGAAGATAATGAACACGCTTGGCGGGTCACTCCGATCAAGGTAGTAATCAGTGGCAGGCATTGTGGTCAGCGTGTTTGCAGTGTTGTAGTACTGCACGCTGGTCAACGCTGCAAACGGTTGCTCATTGAAACGAGCGCGATCCCACAGAGTGAGATACTGGGTCTTGTTTCCCACTTGCATATTCACCCCTGTGTAGGAAGTGATAAATGACATCACTGCATCACGCAGACGAAGCAGTTCTGCATCGTCTGTGGTGTACGCGATCTTCAGCGCGGTCTTGATTGTTTGCAGTGTGGGTATTGACATTGGTGCCTTGCAAAAGGGAGGGCGGTAGTTCCCCGCCGCCCTCCCCTGGAGAGAGAAAGATTGCCTTAGATCGTGGTGAACACGAACTTGGAGAGTTGCGGAATCTTTGCGTCCATTCGGGAGGTCGTGTAGAGGATCGTCTGGCCAGTCCCCGCTGCTGAATACGGGTCAATGATCATTTCGAGCATCGGTCGATCAAAGATTTCGAAGCCCTTGAAATCGCCAAACACGATTGCGACATTGCCGTTGGTGGTGCTGGTGTCAATGTCTGGATCGGTGTAGACGGGTCGACCCATCAAAGTTCCGTTCAGGCCGAGGTTCAAACCACCAGTGTCCTCAGACAGTCGCCAGATGTACTGGTTTGCGCTGTCCTTCAACTTGCGAATTGCCTTGAGCGCAAGATCTGAAGTCATGTAAGAAGCGCTGTTGCGATACGGAGAAGCCAGCTTGAAGTAGAGGTCAATGATGTCATCGCCATCCACTGTGGTCACAGCAGCAGCTCCGAGATCAGACGCAACCTGCGAAGAAGAGTTGAGCGCTGCTTGCGTTGCGGTGAAAACACCTTGTGGTTGAGTCGAGTTGGTGCCGTTCATGAAGTAAGAGTTCTGCTTCAGCGCCATCGACTCACCAACCTTGCGAGCCACATAATCAAGACCTGCTCCCGCTTGAGCATCCGCAAGGAATTCATTTGTCAGAGTGGTCTTGGTTGAGAATCGGTACGGAGTGACCTGAACCGAAGTACCGAATGTTGCATCAGAGGTTGTAACTGAAGCAGACTCCGCAAGGAAGTAGGTCGTTGGCAGCGCATCCTCAATAGGAATTTTCAACGCTCCATCAGTGCTGTAGACGGTCGAAATGCTTCGCATTACCGACATCGTGTTGAGTTTCTCGCGGATGATCAGTGAAATCTCGTTGGGTACCACTGCGCTTGTTGGCGCTGCACCAGCGGCACCAACGGACATCACGCGCTTGAAGTACGCAGCATCACCGCAACGGAGCGCGTTGTAGAAATCCTCGCTGCCAGTCGATGGAGCGGATGCCCCTGCGCGACGGGTGTTGAACTCTGGCTCTGCTTCGGATTTCTTGAAAGCTGCATCCTTGTCGAGTGATCGAATCTGTGAATCGATTCGGTCAAGGTCTGCTTCGATGCGCTCAACCTTGTCCTTTGAAAGACCAACGGCAACACGATCGTAATCGTTGGCCGATGCGCGGTTCTTGGTTTCCCAGTTGTTGAGTTCGTCACGGAGAGCAGTGGTTGCAAGACCGCGCTGCTCAATGAGTTCTTGGCGTGTCATGTCATGTTCCTATTTCTGCGGATGGTGTTGATCCGCTTGATTTCAATTTCTTGCTCAGCGAGCAGCACAATGCTGTCACTTCGCAGTTCTGATTGCGTGTTTTTGTAGGCGGGGTCGACCACCAGAGAGATCTCAAAGAGTTTCCCTTCATGGATCGATCGCGATTGACCGTCTCGACTCCATCGGATGTCGGATGCTGTGAAGCCAAATGACATCGAGCCATCGAGGGTGCCGCGATTGAGTAGTTCCTTGATGTCGCTTGCGAGCGTCGTGTTTGGCAGTTCGGCCTCAAACCAAAGTCCACTGGGGTCGTTGGTCAAGCGAAGTGAACCGTTGTTGGTCCGCGCTAATGGCATTTCATTGTTGTGCTGGAAATAGAGCTTGATGTCATCGAAGCCCTTGCCAGTGATGTCAAACGCAGAGCGCTCAATGCGCTCCGTGAAGACCTTGCCTTGCTCGCGAATCGTGCGAGATTCATCGTTCCAACGAATCGCGTAACCGCTGAGCGTGTTGCCCTCGCGTGATGCTGAGATTGTTGAGGATCGCGTGATCATTGGTTGGGTTCGTCCTGTTGCTTGCTTGTGTCGGTGCCGATGTTGGTTTGACCGCCTCCAGTGCCCATGTTCAACGCCACTACGCGCTTGTCTCCACCCTCAATTGGTGCGTAGTCCAGCGCTGCACGCGCTTCATTTGGCGTGATGATGCCTGCTTCAACGCCAGTTCTGAGCGCTGCAAAGGTTTCAACGAGTGTGGGTCGCGTGATGAAATCGGTATCGAAACTGACAACAGTGTTGAGTTTCAAGAAGATTTCGGCCTTCCAAGTCTCAAGCCAGTGGCTCAAGCAATTGTCCAAGTAGGCTCGCGAAGACCATTCCAACGATCCGTAGACACTGGAGCCCGTCTCAGAGAGATAGCACACTGGCACCCCGTAAATCCTCGATACATCGGTGATCGAGTACTTCCGCGCTGCTTCGAGCCCTGCATCTTCGTTGGCTGAGGAGAGTTGCTCAATCCTCATGTTCTCTGCAAGCACAACGGGTCGACCACTGTTTTTTCCAGTGTGATTCTTGAGATATTGGTTGCTGATTGCTTGCCGTGCTGCTTCGTTCAGCGTGTTCGGATGGATGAACGCCAAGCGCGGGTTGCCACCTGACTCGATCGTTGAAGACACTGCTGCTTCCTGTGACATCGCAATCGTGATAGCACGAGCAGACACACCAATCGGGGAAGTGCCCATGAACCCGCTGACGATGCCTGCCTTCAAGTGAATCACTTGATCAGCAGACAGCAGACCGTAATCCTTGGTCTTGTACTGGGGATAGCCAGCAGTCAAGTCCATCGAGACGGTGCCTTGCACCAAGTGCACGAGCTCGTAGACACCGCCACCTTTGCGCCTATTGATAAGCACGAAACTGTTGCCATAAAGCAAAGTCTCCGCGGTGACTTGACGCATGAAGTCGTAGCCCGACTGAAACTGATTTGGTCGCAAGAAGAGTTGAGCAATGTTGGCATCGTCAAACTCTCGCGGGGTGCGCGCAAGATCGTTGGCGATCAGATTGACCGCCCGATAGACGGGTGTGTACTGCAGCGCATTGGCAGCAGATGCATAGATGGTTGGGCTCTGCTCGCTGTAGTAGCCAGGCACCATGGCAGGGATGCCATAGAACCAAGTCCTGATGCTGTTTGTAACTTTCGAGATTCGGTTCATTGATTGTCCGCGATGAAATCTTCGCTCTCGTATGAGGACTTAGTTTGCCCCCCCCAACTATGCACAGCCATGATTGCTGCAACGAGAGGATCGATGATGCATGATTGTCGAGACTTCGATGGCCTGATGTTGCCGTGCAAATCGCGCTTTGCGATGCACTCTGCCATGGCTCTGCGCATGATCGGATCATCGTTGATGATGAACTTTTTGCCGCTCCAGAGATTCTGGAACAGTTGACAACCTGGACCAAAGGTCGCGATTGCCATGCGGTAGGTCATAAGTGGTACGCCATCATTGACGAGAGTTTCTGCAAGATACTTAGAGCCCCAACTATCGAACCCAATTCCGCGAATGTCGAAGAGTTTGTTCTCTTCATTTATTGCGGTTCTGATTTGCTCATAGTCTATCTCTCTGCCAATGCTAAGTTCTAACTTCTTCTCTGCGGCCCAAGTCCGCACGGGCATTCTATAATCTAACTCTCGCTGTGCAAGCCCCTCTGAGGGGAACCAGTACCGCCCCTTGAGGGCGATGCGCCCGTCATCGAGCGGGAACGCGAGCACGAACGCGGTCATATCGCCCGACTTAGAGAGGTCAAGACCGCCCCAACATGGCCTGTTTTCTAGGGATTTCCAGTCAAATGTGGGGTCGTTGTTGGAGCGCCACAGCTCCATATCAAGCCAGCCACCCGTGTTGTCATCGACTCGCGAGCAGTGGTAGCGCGTGAATTCGCTCCTGCCCATCGGTGATTGCTTCATGGTGTTGAACGATCGGCGCAGAGAAGTTAGTTCTGGCTGGCCGTAGGACATACCAGGGTTGCCCTTGATCCAGGCTTCTTCGTCCTCGATTTTGTCGGTAGCGTCGATGCCGTAGAGCATCGCGAATATTGAATCATCCTCAATGGTCCCATCTAACACGCCCTCGCATTGCTTGACAATTTCCCCGTAGTGGTTCTCCGTGTTTGAGCCTGGAGTGGTGATCAGGATGCCGCTCGACTGGGTCCGCTTGGCACCCGTCGTAAGCAACTTAGTCAAGAATCTGCCCTTATATTCGGCGCATTCGTCCGCAATCCAGAGCGAATCATTGCGCCCATCAAGGCTTCGCTCCTGCGCGGGGAGCGCTTCAAACACGCAATCGCGGTCTGTGTCGCTGATTCGATCCCAACGGATGCCAATGTCAGCGTCAACGCCTGCGGATTTCATCAGCTTGCGGTGCATGGTCTTCGCGGTGTCGAGCGTCAGGGTCGCTTGCTGTTCGCTGTTGCCGATCACGCTGACCCGCTTGCCTTCGCCCTCAAGGAAGTCGTACAGGCCGAGCGCCGCCATCAGGGTGGTCTTGCCGTTGCCACGGGCGACTTGGCAGAGAGAGAGTTTGAAGCGCTTCTTCTTGTTCCTGCTGAACTTGAAACAGATGATGTTGGCGACTGTGAACAGTTGCCAGTCGTGAAGCTTGAAGCGCTGGTCAGACCATTCGCCGATCAGGGTCAGCGACTCAAAGAAGGTGTTGAGCTTCACGACCTCCTCCCAATCGATGTAGACATCTGCGCGGAGCAGGTCAGATTGAAAGCGCTTCGCGGCAGCGTAGACCCAACGGTTGGCGGGGATCTGTCCCGTGACCAGATTCTCTGCGTAGCCCAGCACGCGAGACATCACATCCGCTCGTAGTTCTTCCGCGCTCGAGGTCATCTCACGCGATCATAGCCCTAAATGTCGCGATCGTGCGCCGATCGTGCGCCGATCGTGCTTTAGAGCGCAGAAATGGCCTTGGAATTCTCGCAAGG